GACTTCATAAAAAAGAACCTGGAATGGGATCAGATGATCTGGGAATTCGGGGATGACGAGGACCCCGCTTGGGTTCATGTGTCATTTAAAGAAGGTGGGAAAAACAGAAAGCAGATCAAGCGAGCCTACCGAGATAGCAAGGGAGTTTACTATAAAGTGATTTAACTATCTTTGCTTCATGTTAGGATTAGGAAATAGTTTGACCCAAAACTCGGTATTAAGAGAAATTACAGCTCCGTATTCTTACAGTCAGGATGTAATCCAACCTGGCGACGGCTGGGAAGCGTTTTCTGTCAGCGGCAGTCCTACGCTACAATACAATCAAACAGCCCCTGATTCAACTGCTGGATGGATGAAGCTTACCTTTGACGAAACTCAAGCTAACTTTTGGGCTTTACAGAATACAGATATACTTAACGGAAGGTTAGAAGTTGGATCAACGGCCACTATCTCCTATGAGATTTTTCTTGACACAGCGGCTCTTTGGGGAGACGGTTCAGGGAGTCCCGCTGATTCGATTTTATGGCAGACTTTTTACGGAAGCAAAACAAGCTCTAGCACTGCCGTAACAGCTGGAAACGCATCCTCTACAACCATCTCTAAATCAATATCGGCAACCTCAACGGTAAGCATTATTCAGCTTAGGCAAGGTCTTTACACAGCGGAAGACCTCCCTCTCGCTGGAGCTGAGGTATACATTAAAAACCTTAGCATATCCATAACTTACACTTAAAGTGAGTTATAGAAACGCTGTACCGCCATTCTGCCCTTTTGAGATAGCGCATACCTTACTCGGTAATTAAACTTGGTTTCATCTCGGAATAAATGATCCTCCAGGGTTTGAGAAGGCGTTAGTTTATCGAAGTGCTTATATATATACCCCATAGACACTAACGGGTATATCATCCTGTCGGCTAGGTTTTTCTTATTCATCCCGTACTCATCTGCCACCCACGATATAGTAAAGAACTCTAGATCGTAAACAAACAGCATAAAATATAAATAGCTCTTTGTGATCTCGCTTCCCTCAACAAACTCCTCTGTAGCGCTCTTAAGATTCTTTAAATGGTTGTTTTTTACAAACCTAGAAGGCATCTTTGAGAAGTCTCTAAACATCCTCGTTTTCTTAACTTGAGACCTAGGCATATTAATTCGTATATTTGACTTAAACAAATTTACACCATGAACCCGAAAGACACCCTCTTCTTTGCCGAAATGTATTCCCTCGTCAAAAAGATGGAGGAAACAATCGACGAGTTCGAAATGAAAGATCGCACCTTAGCAACTATAGTTATCGGGGTTATAGACCTAGACGCTGTAGAGGTTGGTGATGAGAGCGCAGAAATGAAAACCATGTACAGCTTTAACCTAGAAAGCAGGGAGGAACTAGAAACGGTAAAGCAAGTTATGGACAGCGCCTATCAGGAAGACGACTCACTGGATGACCTCCTTGGTGAATTGGGCATATCCCTAAACTAAAATGGACGGACTTATTAGAAAGATTGTGGTCGGAAGAGACCCTAAAAACGGCATGGCTTATTATATTGGTATGCGAGCAGGACATGGAGAGATATCAGCCATCGTGGAAGACGAGAGGCACCTTCATAAGTTCAGTAAGCAGAGATACCTTATATACGTAGAAAACGATTCGGAGATAATGCTCTGGAAATCTGTTGACGAAATGCCTTGCGTTTTAGAATACGATTTAAATTTTTAATTAATGAAGACATTTGATTTATTTGTCGTAGAGCTAGAAAAACAGCTTGACGACAAGATCACCACGAAAGGTGGTTTAGAATTATATATAGACACTAAATTTGATGAGTTTGAAAATAGAATCACAGAAGGTCCCGTCGTGGCGTCGCCGTTTAAGTACGATACTGGAGTCGAAGTGGGTGATACTTTGTACTTCCATCATCATGTTGTTATTAACGACGGCCAGCCTCTTACTGGTGAAGACAATCACTTTATTGTTCAGTACAATCCTGGTTACACCGCTGCTAATCAGGCTATTGCTTACAAGTCTAAAAAGACTGGTGAGGTACGTCCGCTTGCGGGGTGGTCTCTTCTCGAAGGAGTGGACGAACCAAAAGAAGAAGAGTCTAGTCTTATCGAGGTTGTCAAGCTTTCAGAAGATCCTGTCACTAAAGGGAGGGTTGCTTTTGAAGCGCCTTGGGTGGATGAGCTAGGACTTAAGATAGGTGACGTAGTAGGATTCAAGGAGAATCGAGACTACAGAATTAAAATAGACGGGAAGGAGTACTACCGAACCCGCACAGAAGACCTGCTATATGTCGAAGTCTAAGTTTACTACTGTAAGCGCTGCAAAGAGACTTATGCAGAGCATGGAGGAAGCCATCAATAATATGATCGAGGAGGTAAAGAAGCCTGTTGATCCTGAGGCTGGGGGCTCTGCGCGTAAGGCTGAGCTCCAATCCATAAAGCAAACTGCTATCGACTGTAAAGAGCTTTTGGTGGAGCGCCAGAGGCTAGAACAAATGGTTAAAGAACTCAAGAACAATGGAGAAATCGAAAACGAAAAAGACTACTCAGGGGGATTCGCAGAAAGATTCTCCAAGTAACGCTAGCGGACTAATATACTGGGACGACTATAACTTTGACAATCAATCAGTTACGACTGATCACATAAAGGTATACTTTAAGCTCTCTTAGCTCAGTTGGTTAGAGCATCCGACTCATAATCGGCAGGCCCCAGGTTCAAGTCCTGGAGGGAGCACATGCACCAGTAGCTCAGTTGGATAGAGCATCTGCCTTCTAAGCAGACGGTCACAGGTTCGAATCCTGTCTGGTGTACCAATTAAATTAAACAACATGCCTGATCTTATTTGCGAAAAATGTAAAGCAGAGAAATCTGTAAGGAGCCTTACCATGAAGTTCAAAAATGGTAGCGTTTACTACCCTGAAGGACAGTGTGAATGTGGCGAACAAATGGAAATTAAAAACCCGAAAGAGGGTGTACCTTCTCTAGGTAGAATGAACTCACACGGACAGAGCTACTGATGAAAAGAATAGTCAACATATGTGGATATAAATATCGGTCAATTGAAGAAAACTGGACAAAAATTATCGACACAACAATTCAGTCTTTTCTAGACCTTGGATTTGATGTAAGGATTAGTCGATACTTAAAATTTGAAGACGACACCTGGAATCACTTATCAAGGGGTATAGACGACTCCCCAGAAAACATATTTGTATATAACCACTCCTGGGTTTCTGATGTTAAACAACAAGAAATTTACAGAGGGTCTAAAACAATTTTTTTAAAACCTACTGGGCCTACTAAGAATCATTTTACCCTGGATCCTCATGGCTATGCGTCTTGCTCTAGTATATCATTTAATAAGCCCGACTTTGAAGGGGTTTCATCTGATGATTTTTTTTCTTCTGAGGTTAGCTCTATCATAAAAAATAAACAAAACAAATGGAGTGGAGTAAAATCCAAAAGAAACCTCAAGTTTGATGGTGCTGTAACAGACATCCCTTTAAATCATATATTGGTTGTTTGTCAAATGGAGGGTGACGAGACAGTAAACAACATGTCTTTTGGTTCCCATCTAAGAAAAGTAGAGAGAATAGTCAATCATTTAATTGATTCCAGGTGTCGGCACCCCATAGTGGTAAAGTTTCCTCCTTGGTATAACGATGGAGACAGCAACATATTATCGTCTGTGATACCCTACTGGAAAAGTAAAGGGGTTGTAGTCTTTGAAGGTAGAGAAAACATTCATGATTTTCTTCCTTTTACAAGGGTTGCGATAATCGAAAATAGCACCGCAGGAATAGAGTGTATAATGCACGATGTTCCAATTATTTCTTATGGAGCCCCAGAATACAGATGGATAACAAAGGATTTGCGTTGCTTAACAAACTTGAATTTGTACATTGACAACCTCGACTGGTTTGATAGGAATAAATCAAGAAGCTGGATTACTTGGTACTGCAAAAATTATCAGTGCTATGACCTAAAAAGCACAAAAAATAGAATACAAGAAATTTTAGATGTCTGCAATTATAAATGTAAAAGGGTATGAAACTAAGGGGATTAAGATCGACCCTAACGGTACAGAAGGAGAGGTTATCGAGCTCCACGGGTTACTCGTGGTACTACCAAAGAAACCGCGCAAATCGGAAATTCTCTTCCATGACCAGCCAAAGAAGTTGCAGCTGTGGAAGCGCACACCTATGCCAGAGGAAATGCGTAGGATACGCAGCATGGATGAGTGGCTCGAAAAACCTGCCGAGTTTCGCAACAAGTTTCGTTCTTACATCGAACAAGAGTTTCAGCGTAGGCGTGACGGTGTATGGTTTTACAATAATGGGGAACCTACGTATATTACAGGGAGACACTATATGTTTCTACAATGGTCTAAAATTGATATCGGATATCCATCATACCTTGCTTTCCAAAAAGACATCTTTACTCACATGGCTGCTTGTGAAGCTGATCCTCGTTGTTTCGGTCAGCTTTATACTAAGTGCCGTCGTTCTGGCTACACTAACATATGCTCTGCTGTGCTTGTGGATGAAGCTAGTCAAGTTAAAGAGAAGCTTCTTGGTATACAGTCGAAAACTGGTAAAGACTCGCAAGAGAACATATTCATGAAGAAGGTGGTTGCGATATTTCGCAGCTATCCATTCTTTTTTAAACCAATCCAGGACGGTACCACAAACCCTCGTATGGAGCTGGCATTTCGTGAGCCATCTAAGCGTATTACGAAAAATAACAAGACATCTCATAGGGGCGACGCTCTAAACACGGTAATAAACTGGAAGAACACTACTAATAACGCATATGACGGAGAAAAGCTACATATGTTATACCTCGACGAGGCAGGTAAGTGGGAGAAGCCAACTGACATCAGAGAGGCTTGGAGGATCGAAAGAACTTGCCTTATCGTAGGTAGAAAGATTGTCGGTAAGGCTATAGTAGGAAGCACTGTTAACCCCATGAACAAGGGGGGTGAAGAATACAAAGGCTTATGGTATGACTCTGATCCCAATGAGCGAAACAACAATGAAAGAACTAAGACTGGACTATACAGGATATTTATTCCAGCCTACGACGCCTTAGAGGGTTTTTTTGATGTTTACGGAAATGCAGTAGTTGACGATCCCTCTCAAGGTGAAAACATACATGGGATAGACGGAGAGCTCATTGATCTTGGAAGTAAATCCTACTTAAAAAACGAACGCAAGTCTTTTAAAGATAATCCTTCTGAGCTAAATGAGGTTACTCGTCAGTTCCCTTTTACCGAAGACGAAGCGTTTAGAGACAGCATCGAAGGAAGTTTATTCAACATCGGTAAGATCTACCAGCAGATAGAAAGCAATGAAGAGCTATATCCCAATCCTGTTGTTACTGGAAACTTTACGTGGAAGGAGAAAGACAAAGAGGCTGTTTTTTCTCCAACTCCTAACGGTAGGTTTAGAGTTTCTTGGATGCCAGACACAAAAGAAAGGAACGTAATTAAGACAGAAAGAGGCAAAAAAGTCCCTCCTTTTGTAAGCTACGGGTGTGGAGGGGTTGACTCTTACGATCTAGATGCTACCGTAGACGGCAGGGGGTCTAAAGGTGCTTTACATATGTATAATAAGTTTAGCATGAATCGCCCTTCGAACATGTTTGTCGTAGAGTACGCTTCTCGTCCAGACTTAGCTAGCATATTCTACGAAGACGTTCTTATGTGTGCTTTTTATTATGGGTACCCGCTACTTATAGAGAACAATAAGTATGGTATTGCAAGATACTTTGAATCAAGGGGTTACGACGGCTACCTTATGGACCGCCCCAATCATTTAAAAACAGGAAACTCCTCTATAAACGTAAGGACTAAAGGCATCCCGTCAAACTCACAGGATGTGATACAGTCTCACGCTCAGGCCATAGAAGCTTACATACACGATCACGTAGGGGTCAATCACGAGTCTGGAGAGCTGGGGAGAATGTACTTTAATAAAACCCTGGAGGACTGGATAGGATTTAAAATAGATAAACGAACTAAGTTTGACCTTACCATAAGCTCTGGCCTTGCTCTTTTAGCTGCTCAAAAGGAAAAACAAAAAACTAAATCTGACTTTAAAGAAAAGGTGTTTTTCAGGCGATATAAGGTCTAGTGCCAATTTGCTATATTTGCAGAATACGCGCATATCGTCAGATAAAACATGAACTACACAAACAACAAGCGTAAAAGCTCATTTCCTGATCCGCTGGCAAGCACAGAAACAAAGCAGCAAAAAGCTTATGGCGTAGAGTATGCGAAGTCAATAGAATCCCAGTGGGGTAAAATAAACAGCTCTACATCTTTATACGGGAAACGAAACGTTGTATTCGAAAAGAGCAGAGATTACGCAAACGGGACTCAGGACACTAACATCTACAAGAAGTTGTTGCGGTCTTTGGCTCCTAATGCTGGGGACGGCAGCTTACTCAACATGGATTACACTCCTGTTCCTATCCTACCTAAGTTTGTGAGGGTGGTAGTAAACAAGATCCTTTCTAGAAACCCATACCCAAATCTGGAGGCTGTTGATCCACTATCATCATCTGAAAAAAACAACAAGAAGCGGAGGATAGAAATCCAAGTAGAGGCTAAGAAGCAGCTTCAGCAGCTCAAGCAGAGCACGGGCATGGTCATCGGTGAGGACCCAGACAACCTTCCAGACTCTTTAGAGGAGGCTGAGATCTTGCTCGGAACTAACATAAAAACCGACGCTGAGATTGCCGCTCAGATTGGGACCAACATGACGCTTTCTTGGAACGATTTTAACGACGCTATCTTTAGGAGATGCGTTAATGATCTTGTTTCTTTAGGTATGGCCGTTGTAAAGCGTAGCAACCATCCGAGTGAGGGCATTAAGACCGAGTACGTAGATCCTTCTACCTTTATTCATAGCTACACGGAAGACCCAGGTCTAAATGATCTCATGTATGCTGGTCATGTAAAAAAGGTTTCTATTGCCGAGCTTAAAAGAATAGCTAGTAACGAACTAACAGAAGAGGACTTTAAGAAGATAGCCGATAACGTTAGAAATAACGACGGCAACGATCCTAGCTTGTTTAATAAGAGTAACTACAACAATCGTCTTCTTCGACAAGAGTTTGGTTACGATGAGTATATGGTTGACATTTTGGATTTTGAGTTCATATCTGTTGACTGTATTTATTTTGAGGAAAAAGAGAATCGCTTTGGCAACACCAACTTCTACATGAAGGGGTTTGACTATGAAGAGAAGAGCGGTAGTGTATACGACAGGAACCCTAGCAAGATGGAGTTAGCTACCGTTTATGGTGGAAGCTACATATTAGGTGGATGTGAGATAATGTTTGACTACGGCATGAAGAAAAACATGCCTAAGAATATTCACGATTTATCTAAAGTGACCTTATCTTACTCTGCGGTATCTACCAATATCCGCAACATGATGCCTAAGTCTATGGTTGACAGCTGTATAGGGTTTGCAGACATGCTACAGCTTACTCACCTAAAGATCCAGCAGGCTATCGCTAAGGCGAAACCAGACGGGTTAATCATAGATATCGAGGGTCTTGAGAATGTGCAGCTTGGAAAAGGAGGAGACTTGCAGCCGCTTGATCTTCACGACATATACGAGCAGACGGGGGTTTTCTATTACAGGAGCAAAAACCCAGAAGGAGGATTTCAGAACCCTCCAGTAAGGGAGATCGGAAACGCCATAAGAAATATAAATGAGCTTATTGGTCTGTATAATCACTACCTAAGACTCATTAGAGACGCAACAGGCATTAACGAGATGATGGATGCATCAACCCCAAAGGGTGACACTTTAGTGGGTGTTCAGCAGAATGCAATCGCAGCTGGAAATAACGCTACCTACGACATCACAAACGCCTCTATGATTTTGTTTAAGAAGGTGTGCGAGGATGTAGTCAAGTGCATTCAAGTCCTTCCTTCTGACTCTGTAATATATACAGCTTATGAGAACGCTATAGGAAAAGAGAATATGTCTGTTCTTTCTTCTTTTAAGGATCTTCCTATGTACAACTTTGGAGTACAGGTGGTAAAAGAGATGGAAGAACAGGACAGAACCTACCTAGAGCAAAACATACAGATGTCTTTGCAGCAAAAGGAGCTTGACATAGAGGACGCTATTGCTATAAGAGGCATGAAGGATATAAACCAGGCTGAAAGGCTTCTGGTTGTTCGCCGTAAAAAGCGCATGGCTAAAATGCAAGAGATCGCAATGCAGAATTCTCAAGCTCAAGCACAGCAAGCTCAGGCAGCTTCACAGGCTGCTGCACAGGCTAAGATGCAAGAAATGCAGATGGAGGCCCAGCTAGAAGGTCAGAAAATGCAGCTTAAGACTCAGCTTGATTCTCAGCTAGAAGAAGTTAAGCATCAGTTCAGGAAGGAAATTGAGATGATTAAGGCTCAGGCCACGCTTGGATTTAAAGAAGATGAAAAGAACTTTAAAGAGAAGCTTGAAGTCCTTAAAGAAGATCGTAAAGACGATAGAGTAAAGAAGCAGTCTTCAGAGCAAAGTAAGCTGTTATCTCAAAGACAGGGAAAAAGAGGTGAGCTTCCAGAGTCTGGGGACAGCGTAGACAATATTGTAAATTCATTATTAGGTTGACATGGCTGAAAAAGTAAACTTAGACGTATCAGAAAAACTTGATGTTACGTGCAGAAGGGGAGATACCTTTAATCTAACTATTACCTTAAAGGATTCTAGCGGAACCGCTATTCAGCTTGAAACTTTGGGTTATGAGTTTTTGATGGATGTAAAAACAAACCCCCCTAGATCGAGGTCGGGATCCGCAAAGAGAGAGGTAGTGGCTTCTAGTTCTCTTTCGAAATCAGAATCAAGAATCAACCCTTCACTTTCTAACGGATTTGATTTTGTTGAGAAATCAGATGAAGGAACCGTAAAAATTACGGCATCTTCAGAAACCATGAGCCTGTTTCCTGTAGGAACTTATGTGTATGATATTCAGCAAAGAGTCGGTGATTCTGTGACAACCATACTAAGAGGAAGCCTTAAAGTGAACGAAGATATCTCTAGCTGAAATGAGTGATGTTACAGTTACTTTACAGGGATCAAATACAGTCACAGTAACGTCCCCAACGAACAGCACTGTATCAGTTTCTTCTGCTCCTGCGCCTGGCCTCACGATAACCACTCAGGGTGTTAGGGGGCCTAAAGGTGCTGACGGTGCGGCTGCCTCTCAAGGGGCTACTGGACCTGCTGGAGCAGCTGGACCTACAGGAGCCGCTGGAGCTACAGGGCCCTCTGGACCGACAGGACCCGCTGGAACCACTGGTCCTGCTGGAGCTGCTGGAGCAACAGGCGCAACTGGACCTGCTGGAGCCACTGGACCTGCTGGAGCAGCTGGAGCCACTGGACCTGCTGGAGCAGCTGGAGCCACTGGACCTGCTGGAGCAGATGGATCAGATGATGTTTTTAGCCAAGACTACGTATTAAACATTCCCGATGAAGGAGGCGTAAAGAAGTCGTTTGGAAAGTACTTGAACGGGGATACCGTTCCCTCTAATGGAAAAACAGCTGTGGAGGTGCTGACAGGTGCCTTTGTTGATATCGTGGACCCTACGATTACTTCATTTAGTGTTACAGACCCAGATTATTCTGCTAGCGCAACAACACCTACCGTCACCTTATCCTGGTCTGTCACTAACAATAACGCTCCCGCTGGGGCTGCATTAACGATAGTCATAAAGCGAAAATTGACGACTCAATCCGATAGCAGCTACACTCAGGTATATACTGAATCTTACTCGGCTGGAGCAAGCATATCTGGTGACACGACCACAAACTCTCAAACCTTGTCGGCCTTCCCTACTTCGGGATTTAAGTACAAATTAGAGGTAACTGACGATCAGACTGGAACTGGCACCATAACTGACGAGGACACTTCTCAAGCTTCTTATAATGACCCTGGTGTAAGCGTAAGCCTTGACAGGGTTACAAATTCATCTTTTACCGATTCTGGAACAGGTGAATCCGACACAAACAGAGAGGTAGGAAATAACGACAGTGACATTACTATTGCAGTTGACAGGCAAACAAGCGGGGTAAATATAACTGAAGTTAGGCTTTACAGGAGCGGCAGCCTTATTAAGACTTTTGGTTCTGGAACAGGCGTTCAGCCAGGCGATCACGATTACACGTTTCAAGACACGACAATTTCAAACACGACAGGTGTCGTTACTTATAAGGCTCAGGTTGATGACGAAAAAAGTGATAACGACTCATCGTCTTACGCTAAGGAATCTAGCAACAGTCTATTCTACATGAATAGATACCCTCTTCTGCTTGTGGCTAGCTCAACAGCTTTAATTGATACGTCTTCAGACAATGACGCACAAGATGTTTTTGATGACGCTAGCACTTCAAATGGTCACGCTACTCTTTATGATGGTACGGAATCCTTTGGATCGTCTGGAAAAGACTTAATAACAGAATCCGATTCTAACAGCATTTCAAACTACACCTACATAATATACAAGGCAAGCATAGGTGATCTCTTAAATGTAAAGCAGGGCGGCAGCACAGGCATAAACTTAACGCTTAATGACTACGCTGACACCCCAGCTGATATGTGGAAACTTGGTGATTTTAATCTTGAAAATTCTTTTGGACATACAGACTCCTACAGGATTTATAGGTCGGTAGCCACAAAAGCCTTTAATCCTTCCTTAACAATATTTATAGACGACTAATATGCCTAATTTTCCAGGTACTGTAAATAATCAAAACCCAGATCAGCCAGTTCTTGATGTAACCAACCTTCAGGTTAGAGGTTTGGGCATTTTCGACGCTAAGTCTGGGGCTGACGCTGCCCTATCGTATAGGGACGATCTAAATGATTCGCTAAGGGTTGCTGGCTACGTCGCCGTCATGAAGGACGACGACAAAATCTATATATACAAAGGTGGAACCTGGACAGACGCAGCTAACTGGGAAGAGGGAGGTGTTGGACCGACAGGCGCAACAGGCCCTACTGGTGCTGCAGGTCCAACTGGTTCCGCAGGTCCGACAGGAGCTGCTGGTCCCACTGGTTCAGCAGGCCCCACAGGAGCCGCTGGAGCTGCTGGTCCTACAGGCGCAGCCTCTACGGTAGCAGGCCCTACTGGTTCCGCAGGTCCCACTGGTTCAGCAGGCCCCACAGGCCCAACTGGAGCTGCAGGACCTACGGGATCTGCAGGTCCGACAGGGGCTGCCTCCAATGTAGCTGGGCCTACAGGGGCTGCTGGGGCTACTGGTGCTGCTGGGCCTACAGGGGCAGCTGGCCCTACAGGTGCCGCTTCAACCGTTGCTGGACCTACTGGATCGGCTGGCCCCACAGGAGCTGTTGGGCCTACTGGATCTACAGGAGCCCAAGGCCCGACAGGTGCAGCCTCTACTGTAGCTGGTCCTACAGGGCCAACAGGGGCTGCCTCTACGGTGGCTGGTCCTACAGGTCCAACAGGGGCTGCTTCTACTGTCGCAGGGCCCACGGGACCCACGGGAGCCGCTTCTACAGTTGCGGGGCCCACGGGGGCTGCAGGCCCAACAGGATCCACAGGCCCTACTGGATCTGCAGGTCCGACAGGGGCTGCAGGCCCAACAGGATCCACAGGACCTGCAGGTCCTACGGGCCCTGACTTCACCTATTCAAATTCTACGGCCACGCCAGAAGATGTCGGAGGGGTAGATTCTGGAACTACATTTTCTAGTGTGTCTCTTAGTGATCTGTTTGATGATCTTTTTTATCCGTATCAAAACCCTTCCTTTTCTAGTTTTAATGTCCCGTTTAGCACTTCTTCACTAGAGGTGGGCGCTACACTAAACATAAATGGAAATTACACCTGGGCTTTTTCTAATTCAGCAAACGTTTCTGATAATACTTTAGATATAAAGCGAGGAACTAGCTCTTCTAATCCAAACACATCAATAGTAACAAATACCTCTACCACCTCTCCATATACTGCGAGTGGTCTTAGCTCTCTTACTTTTTCTAGCCCCACAAACCAGTACTTTAAGGCTTTCGCTAATAACTCAAACTCGGTTGAGTTTGGATCGAGTGCAAAAATTGTTAGCTGGAAGTGGAAGCTGTTTTTTGGTACTAGCGCAAGCACTACTTTAGATGAGGATGGCATAGAGGGCCTTTCTGGTAGCGCACTCGTTACCTCAAAGAACGTAACTAAATCTTTTGTTGCGGGTGATTATAAGTATTTCGCCTGGCCCAACAGCTTAGGCTCTCCAACTGCAAGTACTGGGTTTAAGGATACGTCTACAAATTTAGCTGTAGCTATGGCTGACAGCACTGACAACGCTTTCTTTAGTAACACTCAAAACGGGTGGTCTTATGGAACCGTAAATGTTGTTAATGCGTACAGTCAAACAATAAGCTATAGAGTATACAGAACTAAAAATACTCTTGGCTCATCAATAAATATTCAAGTAAGTTAAGATGGCTGATATACCAGGAGGAATTAAGGTAACAAGTTTTATATCCCCTACGGATACAGCTGACACGTTTCCAACTCACGACTCTATTTTCGGGAAGGGAGGGTTAAGAGCCTTGGCTAGCACCACAGAAAGAGATGCTATAAGCGCTGCCAGAAGGTCCGAAGGCATGATGGTCTACGTCGAGGATGACGAAAAAGTTTATATACTTAAGGGAGGCGTGGAAAACAGCGACTGGACTGAATTCACCTCTACTGGTCCTACGGGATCTGCAGGTCCAACAGGAGCTGCTGGCCCCACAGGAGCTGCTGGCCCCACAGGGGCTGCTGGCCCCACAGGAGCTGCTGGCCCCACAGGTAGTGCTGGCCCCACAGGAGCTGCTGGGCCTACAGGTAGTGCTGGGCCCACAGGTAGTGCTGGCCCCACAGGAGCTGCTGGCCCCACAGGGGCTGCTGGTCCAACAGGAGCTGCCTCCAATGTAGCTGGCCCTACAGGCCCTACAGGCCCTACTGGATCTGCAGGT